CTACAACATGCAATACCTTGTACCACCCCTGCCACTTAACGAGGTCAATCTGGTTGCCAAGCAGTTGCACCGGAAGGAGTATGCCTACAAGTGTAATGATGCACCGATCAATTCGTACTGTAACAAAGAGCTCTGCCGAACCCGAAAGTTTGGTGTGGGCGCGGCGATACAGGGCGCATCAATTGCCAACCTTCGCAAGTATGACTCTACACCCCCGGTGTGGTTTATGGATGTTAACGGTGAGCCTTTGGAGTTAGACACTGAAGGTCTGATGAGTCAGCCTGTATTCCAGAAGGCTTGCATGGAACAGCTAAACTTCATGCCACGGTCTGTCCAGAAGCAAACGTGGGAAAGTCGTATCAGTACGTTGCTCACGGACATGAAAGACAATGAGTCTGCCATCATTGAGGTTGCAGTAGATGCTAGTACAGCAGGACAGTTCTATGATTACCTAGAAGAGTTCTGCCGGTTCCTACAGCAAGCGCAGGATAAGGAAGAGATACTGCTACGCCGCCCTTGGACGGATGAGGAGACTAATCTCACTTACTTCCGGTTACGTGATTTTGAGAGTTATCTTACCAAGAACAAATGGTTTGCTTACAAGAGCCATAAGATCGCTCAACGACTGCGTGACATAAACGGTGAAAGCATCGTGTTAAAGATTAAAGGAAGAGCCATTCGAGTTTGGTCTGTTCCGGCATTTGCTTCAGCCGACATCGATATCACTACACCTAACTTTGGTACACAGAACGAGGTTCCGTTTTAATGAAAGGTTTTCCAGAAAGAAATGCAGAAATATACAGATTGCGTGTCCAAGAAAAGATGACGTTGGCCGCGATAGGATTAAAGTACGGGCTCACACGTGAGCGCATCCGGCAGATCGTCAAAAAGATTAAAGACAGTGTTTAGAATATTCGGGCCTCCCGGGACGGGTAAGACCACTACCTTGTTGAACATGGTAGACAAAGCGTTGGAGTCCGGGACACAGCCTGTGGATATTGCATTCCTAGCGTTTACAAAGAAGGCGGCAACCGAAGCCCGGGAACGTGCGGCCGAACGGTTTAACCTAGACCCCAAGCATGACCTGTGCAATTTTCGTACACTTCACAGCTTGGCACTGACCATGTCCGACATTCGCGGCAATCAGGTAATGCAGGATGAGAACTACCGAGAGTTGTCTAAGGTTACAGGCGTTAGCTTGAACGGTTCTAAAGTCTCTAACTTTGATGATGACCTACCCAGTGTTACTAAATCAAGCGATCCCGTGCTTGGTGTCATTAACCTAGCGCGGTTACGTAAGGTCCCGCTACGCGACCAGTACAACATCAGCCGGCTAGAAGAATCGTGGAACCTTGTTAACTATGTCGACAAGTCGTTGCGTGAGTACAAAGAACGCTTTGGACTCTATGACTTTACAGACATGCTTGCAGTATTTGCCGAGCAAGGAGATAGGGTCTGCCCAAACTTTAAGCTGACATTCTTAGATGAAGCTCAGGATCTGTCGCCACTACAGTGGGACATTGCCCACATGCTAGATAAGAAGTCCGACAAGATGTACTGCGCAGGCGATGATGATCAAGCGATCTACCGGTGGGCGGGTGCAGATGTCGACCAGTTTATTAATCTACCCGGCGGTTCAGAGACGCTATCGCAATCTTATCGCGTCCCACGCTCCGTTCACCGCATTGCCGAAGGCGTAGTCAAACGCATACACCGACGATTTCCTAAGAAGTATGAACCCCGCACAGAGGAGGGCGTCGTTCAACGGATCTCTACACTGGCATCAGTAGATATGGCTGAAGGATCATGGCTTGTACTAGGGCAGGCAGGTTACTTGTTACAGCCTGTTGCGAGCGATCTTAGGGCCAATGGATATCTATTCACGTATCGCGGCCACCGGTCCATATCAGAGCGTATAAGCGATGCTGTAAACGGATGGGAACACTTGCGTAAAGGTCAGCAGATCACCGGAGAGGTAGCCCGTAAGATTTATGGGTACATGTCGATCAAGACGCACATCACGCGAGGGTTTAAAAAGATCCCGGCGTTACAGGATGATGACTTTGTTAGCATGGACGAACTACAAAGAGACCACGGTCTGTTAGTAGACACCACTCTGATATGGCATGAGGCGCTTGATAAACTGCCCGAGAAAGATCGAGCCTATATTATTGCAATGTTGCGCAGGGGTGAGAAGTTTAACGGCGAGCCCCGCATTACAGTGTCCACGATCCACGGCTCAAAGGGAGGTGAGGCAGACAACGTTGTATTGTTCACGGACCTATCCCCTGCCGCAGACCATGAGATGAATGACAACCCCGACGATATGCACAGAGTGTTTTATGTGGGCGTGACTCGCACTAGACACAGCTTGTTTATCGTAGAACCCGAAGATGTAAGCCGTAGTTACGAGCTTTAATAGGAGAGATACATGTTAAAAGCCGATGGATATAACGATGCAATCATGGGACTTGTTCAACGGTGCGGACAAGAGCCCGTCATTTTGTATGACACTGACAAAGTGTTACAACTTTTAGTTTACAACGACGGTATGACTTACGACGATGCCGTAGAGTTTTTTGAGTTTAATATACTTGGTTCATGGGTTGGGGATGAAACCCCGGCATTCTTTTCAAAAGCAAGCTTAAATGATATAGAGGATTTAATATGACAGACAGAGAAGTAATACTAGATGGTAAGACTATTGAAAGAGACCGCGAGTATTGGGAAAAGCAAATGGAAGAACTGGCTATTGACCGGCGGATACCTAACGATCCCGATGTAAACAGCATGGTGTCACAGCCTAGCCATTATGCAGATGGAAAGGTTGAGTGCATTGATGCAATGGTAGCGGCTTTTGGCGAAGAGAATGTTCGTATTTATGCGGAGATCGCTTCATTTAAATACATTTGGCGTATGAACAAAAAGAACAAATACTCTGCGCAGGATAAGATGAAGGCTATGTGGTACTTGCGCTACTCTATGAACGACGATCCAAGGAAGAAATAATGAGTTTACAGATGGCAATGTTTACACCTAAGACAGAGTGGATACCCCCGACCGAGCTCCCAGACATAACCGGTGCCGCTCGGATCGCAATCGATGTCGAAACCCGCGACCCTAATCTGAAGACAAACGGACCCGGATGGTCCACAGGTGATGGTGAAGTAGTGGGTTACGCTATCGCAGTAGAGAACTGGGCCGGATACATTCCTATCCGACACCAAGGGGGTGGCAACCTTGATGAGCGTATTGTTAACAAATGGCTAAAGAAAGTGTTCGAGTGTCCGGCTGAGAAGATCATGCACAACGCTCAGTATGATCTGGGTTGGATTAAACGCATGGGGTTCACGGTCAACGGCCGCATCATTTGTACCATGTTGGTGGCCTCACTGCTCGATGAGAACAGATTTAGCTACACGTTAAACTCTCTGGCATATGATTACCTAAACAAAACCAAGTCAGAGAAAGCGTTAGTCGAGGCCGCCCGCCAGTTTGGAATTGATCCGAAGGCTGAGATGTGGAAAATGCCTGCCATGTATGTGGGTCCCTACGCTCAGGTCGATGCTGAACTCGCTCTGGAGTTGTGGTCCTGCTTTTCGGTTCTTCTGGGTAAGGAAGATCTCTGGCCGATTGCTAATCTCGAGCTTGAACTGCTCCCATGCCTCGTGGATATGACCATGCGGGGTGTCAGAATTGACGCCAACCGGCTTGAGCGTACCCGGGATGAGATCCTCAAGCGGGAAAAGGGCGTCATCAAACAAATCAAAGACATGGCCGGGGCCAATGTCGAAATCTGGGCGGCTCAGTCCCTCGCTAAAGCGTTCGATAAAGTCGGGGTCAACTACCCAAAGACCGAAAAAGGCGCACCGTCCTTCACGAAGCTGTTCTTGCAGGAGCATAAGCATCCACTCGCCCAACTCATCCTCCAAGCGCGGAACCTGAATAAGACTTCGGGCACTTTCATCAATACCATCATGAAGCACTGTCGTAAGGATGGCCGCATTCATAGCCACATCAACCAGATACGATCAGACGATGGCGGTACAGTATCCGGCCGCATATCTATGTCCAATCCCAATCTGCAACAAATCCCGGCCCGCGACCCAGTGATTGGTCCGATGATCCGTTCGTTGTTTCTACCAGAAGAAGGCGACCAGTGGGCGGCCATTGACTTCTCGCAACAAGAGCCGCGCATCTTGGTTCATTATGCGCACGTTTATGGGAAGATGAGAGGAGTTGAATTAGATGCATGCCGTGAGTTTGTGGATGGGTACAATAATAACCCAGACATGGACTTTCATACAATGGTAGCAGAGATGGCTAACATCTCCCGCAAGCAAGCCAAGACGATTAACTTGGGTATGATGTACGGCATGGGGGTGAACAAGCTATCAGAACAGATGGATATCGAGGTGAGTGAGGCTAAAGCGTTGGTCAAGCAGTACCACTCCCGGGTGCCTTTTGTTAAAGGATTGATGCAAGGTGTTACCAATCGACTCAATGACAAGTCCAGTGCCGGCTCGATCAGGTCCCTTCTGGGTAGGAAATGTCGGTTTGACCTATGGGAACCGGATACTTTTGCCATGAACAAGGCGCTACCTTACCGGGAAGCGATCAAGGAGTACGGTGAGACCACCCGGTTGAAGCGAGCGTACACTTATAAGGCGTTGAACCGGTTGATACAAGCGTCAGCGGCAGACATGACTAAGAAAGCAATGGTCGACATCTACAAGTCTGGCAGACTACCTATGTTACAAGTGCATGATGAGCTCGCAATGTCCGTTAAAGACCGGGCAGAAGCAGAAGCGGTGTCCAAAATAATGGTTAATGCTGTGCCGCTAGAAGTACCTAGCCAGTGTGATATTGAGATCGGTCCGTCATGGGGTGAAGCAAAGTAGCCAAATAAAAAAAGTTAGTCTATACTAATACAAACTCTTCCCCTTGTTTTAGCCCCGCTCCGGTGGGGTTTTTTAGTTGCGTTATTATATATAATCTTATATAGTCTCAGACATACGCAACCGGGAGTTAAATAATGGATACAAATAAGTGGAAAAGTGTGCTCGTGCCGAAAGAAGTGTACGAAGAAATCAAATTACGTGCCAAAAAAGAAGGTCGGACGATCAGCGGACAACTCCGTGTAATGTTTAGCTCTTATAAAGACTCCGAAGATTTAAAAACCAAACAATAGTTTTACTAATCCCATATTATCGCGTATAGTTTATCTCGTGCTCCGTAGGCACTAAGTGGTAGGAAAGGCCCTCGCAATATGACTGTTGCGGGGGTTTTTTTTGCTTGCTAACTCCCATATTATCGTATACAGTTTAAGCTCAATTTTACTTTTACGGAGTAGCACCATGCAAGAGAAGCAATTTGTTGACGGTCTGATGATGAAAAAACCTAATCCTAACGCCCCGGAGTGGATCAAATGTAATGGTTCCATTAAGCGTGAGGATTTGATACGTTGGTTGGGCGAACAGTCCGGCGATTGGATCAATATCCAAGTCTGTGAAGGAAAGTCCGGCAAGTGGTACGCCGAGGTAGATAACTGGAAGCCCGAAAGCCAAGGTGGACAGTAATGATACAGGTAATAGATGCCGTAGAATTCTGCGACATGATTGATAAACAAGTGGCTCAAATGAATGAGCCCGGGATGAGTTGGAAAGAGGCTGTATGTGTTATGGAAAAGTTGGTAGCGGAACACAACAGCGTCATTGAACACTTCCCACACCCAGAAGTAGATAAGGTGAGTGAAGCGTGGGCTCGGATACAACGAGGATAGTTATGGATATTAATTCCGATGAATGGGACAACCTGCTTTGTGAACTGCACAAGTCACTCCCACCAAAAATGGATGATGCTTTAATTGTAGATCTAATTCATTTTATTTTCGTACAATATGATATAGATTGGGTCCGCGCACTGCGGCTCACGCACATCGTCAACGACTTACATGCCGCACATACAGGAGAAAAGGTTCTCAGCGACAAAAAACTGCATTGAAAGAGGGTTTGTTATGATAATTGATATGATCATGGGCTTTATATTTTTAGTATCATTAAGTTTCTTTTTGAAAGGAGCGTATCTAATAGTTTGCGATAAGCAACAAGCTTGGAACGATAAACAAAACAAGTCGCCCCCTCCCGGGGGTTGACCAAAACGAACCTCTTATAACTTTTAGTTATATCCTTATTCTAAAACGATCTAACCCTCCCTTGACAAAATCTCATAATTTGATATAATAGCCTAGTCAAACAAATGTTTTGACCTGTTCTTTAAAAATTAACCTACGGAGATTTACCTATGACTACGTCATCAAGGGGCTACAAAA